ACTGATCATTTATACCTTTTACTTGCTCGCCCTTATGACTGTTTTTTGACAGTTCCTTAATAAAGGTCATTAATCTTTTTTCACCTACTTGATCTTGAGCACTTACTGATTCAAGTTCAGGCTTGAGCAAGAGTGATTCACCTTTGTTGCCAATTCTATTATAATCTTGTTGATTATGTTGGTACTCCATATCTTCTGATTCACTTTTTACTCTAATTCGACTTGCATTAATCTTTAGTTTTTCAGCTAGCAAAATACCCATTTCGTGTGCTGTAGTTGGGTAATTGCAACTTACGTCAAAAATATTTACATGACTAAATCTTTGATCGGGAAAATCTAAGGGTGTTTCAGTAATTGGTGTGCGTTTAGCTCCACTTACTTTTCCACAGTCATATTTGCTCAAAGCGATACGCATTTGCTCGCTGACTTTCTTGTCTACATCTCCGGCAATTTTTACCTTAAAATTATAGACTTTTGTACTCTCTGCTAGGTATTGTTTAAATGTGCTCATACTATTTCCAATATAGTATATTTATTTCATATTCTTTAGTTTCTCTAAAAGGCTATTTCTATCTGCAACTATGTAACCATCGCCAGGAATGCTTACACCTTTAGCTGCTTCTGATTCTGCATCCTGATCTAATTTAGCCTTTTTGATCTGTAGTTCTATCATTTTTAACTTTTTATCCATTTTTGCTGCTTTAGCATCAATGGCGTTTTTTAACATCGTGCCTGCTACCTCAAATATGCGTCCACTATAACGTGCTTCAACATTCATACCTAAATCCATTAAATCATCATAGGCATTGGTAGCACGATTAGCTAATTCATCAAATTCGTTGTCACTTAAATCACCAAGACCTTTAACCTGTGGCAGTGCAGCACTAATTTTGTCAAACTCAGCAATATCACGTAGAAAGGCTTCAGGTTTTTCAACCTTCTTGTTTTCTTCTTTAACTATTTTTTTATTTTCAGGTAAGTTTAAAACTTCTTCTAATTTTTTAGTCATACCTTATTTATCTTACTCCGCCTTGGTGGAAAATATCTGTTTCGTTTAATACTCTAAAACGCAACCCACTATTTTTACACCATAAATGAGCAGCGGCCCATTTAGCTTGATTTATAGCAAATGCTGTAGCTCTAGCACTATTACGCCCTACCTTTTCTAACAATTGCTGGTTCTGAGGTTTAATCTCTATTATCTCATTGAGTAGCTTGCCCTTTTTATCTACATATTGTATAAAAAAGTCAGGTACATAAATTGTTTGACGCCCAGTTACTGGATTACGATAAGGGATTTTAACAGCTTCACTGGCCCAAGACTTTATGTTAGGGTTACTATCACAGAAATTCATAAAAGCCCATTCCCAACTACTACGGTAAGTTGGGATAACGTTGCCTACATACTTCTCTGGATTTTTAGGTGTAAATTTACCTCTAGCAAACTTGCTCATTCTAAAATATTTCTATTTTCAAAAGCGTCTGAAGTAGATGTTATTTTGTATCCTAATACACTGGTTTTAGTTCTATAAAAATTTAATACCTGTGTTATAATTTGAGTAAGTTGAACATTATTATAATTTTTGAGTTTATCTAATAACTCAAATACATTAATATTATCTATTCTAGATTGATTCAATAATACTATACTTACACTTCGACTTGCCTGTATATCAAAACCTCTGCTCTCGAAAAACCCAATAACAGCATCAATTTGATTACTAGGAAAGGTTACTTCTTCTGTAAAATAATTATTAAAAAATTGCTTAACTTCTTTATTAGAATTTTGAGTATTAAGAGGCAAATTAGTATTCATTATGTTCCACCTAAATCTTCTCTACGCAATGCTGTTGGTCCTGACGTACTATTTGAACTAGGAAAAAATGTTCCTTTCAATCCATTTATAGCACTACCTGCTACTAGCAATGCACCGCCAGTTAAAAGACCTACGCCCTCTTGTTTAATACCTGCTTTGGTTAATCCCTTTACATTCTGCGCTGTATTAGCTATGGTAGATGCTGTATTAACGATATTTTCTAAACTACTGAACGCAGTTCCATTACTTATTGAACCTATAACATCGGCGGCACCTTCTATGACACCGCCTACACCAAATAAACTTCTTGTTCCTCCTCCTGCTGCACTTAATGGGCTGGGACTTTTATCGTAATGATCAGATGCAAAGCCTTTTACAGTCCCTGCTCTTATAGTACCTACATCATAAGTCACTGCTTCATATGCTATTGTCATACTGCATTCAGCACCTGTACTACCTTGATCTGAACTGTTAGGCGTATCATGATTAAATGACTGTATTAAAGGATTAATAATTTTATAGCTAACATATTCACGTTTATTAAGTTGATATAACATTATGTAATCAAAAAATGGGATTCCTGAATTATTATCATAACCATAACTACCTTTTACAGTATTCCAAGAATTCATAGCATTACGCTTGTAAGCTCCTGCTATATTACCTGTACTAGGATCTCCATAATAATACATGTAATAACTTTGCCATAATTGATTTACTATATGATTACGATCGTCATGAAATCTAAGTGTTATTGGTCCAAAGTTATGACTTGTTTGTACAACTTTTTTTCTATTATATTGATTGACCGTGGCAGTTTTAATACTGAATTTTGGAAGATCAACGCTTTTGACTAACAAGCCTAATTCAGTACTGTGTCTTTCTGATAACTTTTTATGTACTAGCGCACTCTTATTAATGGCAAAGTATACATGATACAGGAATTTGGCTTTAGGAGCTAGCCTATAATTATCATCAACAAAGGTACGAGCAGCATGTTGCCAATCACCCATTTGGCCCTTGGGTCGTAGGAAACCACTGCCTAATCCGTCTAATAATCCTGTAAATGGTCCTGCCATAATATTATTTAGTATAAACTATAAACTGCTATTATATTGAATAGTCAACAAAAAAGGGCCTAAGCCCCTTTTTGTGTAAGCTATTTTTAGCCCGAACCAGTTGCCATTGTACGAACAGTTCTTCCAATAGCAGCACCAACGCCACTGCCTTGTGGGACCTGTATACAGTTATCTACCTGAATGGTCAGATCAATAGTTTGTGGAGCCGCTTCTGAATAACTTAATGATTGCCAATTAGCCTGCTGAATATAGCAACCATAACACTCCCAGGTTTCTAATACGGTTGGAACATGTACTCCGTTTCCACCCTCTGTTATTTCAATTCTCATTAAGAACTTATAATCAATACCACTAGCAGCACTGGCCTGCTCGAAGAAATCGAACTGTTTCTGCATTTGTTCACCGACCAACTTACTAACGATACCTGTAGCATCATCACGTAAACTAACTGCAATTGGGTTCCAAGTTGGCTTACCGGCGTAGTTAATTTTGCTGTTATAAGTCTCAATGACCATGTTTTGAAACTGTACAGTTGGCTTAGCTGCTGTCTGAACCTGCTTGGTCAATTCTGTTGATGGTGTACTAACTCCAAAATTCTCAAACATAATTCTAAAACGATATTTGAGTTTTGGCATCAACATGCCTTGACTGCTGGCACTGGCGTCTGTTGCTAATGGAACTGTAAATCTATTTAATGTTGCGATTGCCATATGTTTCTGCTCCGTTATGTATATTTATGCCTTATAGTCCAGCAATTTCACCTGTGTTTTTCAATCTCAGTGGAATGTAAATAAATTCAACTGCTTTGACAGGTTCTATAGCAATATCAACATACAATTCATTTCTATCAATTCTTGACGGTGTATTATTTGACTCATCGCATACTACAATATAATCATATAATGCACGTTGTCCTACTAGTTCTAGTAATAAGCTTTCGCAGGCACCTTTAATTTCATCCCTTGTAATCTTATCATTAGGTTCAAAAATGTATGGTTTGGCCAGTATATCTAACTGTCTACGTAGATAAACAACAAGTCTTGCTACATTAATACGATCTAGAGCGCTGGCATTTTTAGCTCTTGTTTTTTGACCATAGTTTACTAGACCTACACCTGTAAAGAACGTAATTGGATTAATCTTTACTTCGTACAATGTATCACGCTGTCCTGTGTTTAGAGCGACCACTACAAATTCACCTTCGTTATCAATATAACCTACATTGCTAGCATTACTAATTCCACCTCTACGTGTTCCTGCTGGAGCAAACCATGGATAACTTACACTGTCACTTAGAGCAATAGTTCTAAGCATCATGTGGCTTGGAGGTACTACAATATTATTACCATTTAGATCACTTGTGAATCCCCATGGATAGAACATGCCCATATACTCATCATAGCTAGGAGCACCTTTTTCGTTATCTTCTACACTTAGTCTTAAATTATCACCCCATGCTTTCAAACTTGTAGCATCTGGAGTAAGTCTAGCTGGTGTATCTCCTACAATAAATGCTGTTAGGCCACGATCAAAGTTTAGACTAATCATTTCACCAATAAGTTCTGGATATCCTGGGCAAGAAATTAAGTTGAATACTCTTGCTTCCTCACGTATATCACGTGAACTATTT